TTGTTGGGACAGCGATGATCAGTTCCCTGGCCTATCTCTCGATTATTTACATGCTGGCGACTTGCTTCCAACACATTGGTAAAGGCCTTTGCGTCGTCATTGTCATGCTGCAAATCCCGGGTGCTGCTGGCCTGTATCCCATTGAGATGATGCCTTCCTTCTTCCGTTTCCTCTATCCGCTTTTCCCCTTCACCTATGGCATCAATGCCATGCGCGAAACGGTCGGTGGCTTCTATGACCACGCGTATATTCGAGCAATTGGGGTGCTGGCAATTCATGTGGCGATCTCGTTCACCATCGGGCTTGCTTTGCGTCCGTATCTTGTGAACCTTAATGCGATGGTGACCCGTGATCTGTCGCGGTCTGGATTGTTTATTAGCGAGGCCACGCGGGTTCCCTCCTCGCGTTTCCGTCTTTCGCAGATCGTTTCTGTTCTTGCCGACCACGATTCGTATTCGCGTTCCGTTTCGCGCAGGGTGCGCACCTTTGAACGTCGCTACCCGCGGATGCGCCGTGCAGCGCTGGTTCTGGGGATCATTGTTCCGGCTCTCCTTGCAGTTTTATCTGTAACAAGTGCGACCGAAGTGCCGATTATGTTGGGACTGTGGATTGTCTGGATCCTTGCGATTATCGCATTCTTGATTGCTATCGAATTTGTTCGTGAGTCTCTTGAACGCCAGCAGTTGCTCACGAATATGAATGACTCCGATGTGCGTTCGCTTCTGCAACGCAGGGTTCACGGTGCAGCAGCACTCTTCGCCTCGGCAGGGAAGAAGAACGCTTCTGCGGGCGACGAAGAAGCGGTGGAAGAAGGGAGCGAGAAGTGAAAGCGGTATGGGAAATCTTCCGCGCTGATCTTTCGCGGGCTCATCGAAGCGTGATCAGCATGGTCGTTGTTCTTGGCCTGGTTGTTCTTCCGTCATTCTTTGCGTGGTTCAATATCTCCGCATCATGGGATCCTTTCGCCAACACAAAAAACCTACGGATTGCGATTGCCAATACCGATAAGGGATATAAATCTGATCTGATTCCCCTTGAGGTCAATATCGGTAACCGCGTTGTCTCAGCTTTGCGGACGAATGAGCAATTCAATTGGGTGATCGATAGCGAAGAACAAGCAATTGAGAAGACGCGATCGGGGGAGTACTACGCGGCGGTTGTCATCCCTTCGGACTTCTCTCAAGAGATGCTGACTTTCTTTTCCAGTGATGCGCATTCGACGCCCCTGACCTACTACATCAATGAGAAGAAGAATGGCTTGGCGCCAAAAATTGCCGGCCAAGGCGCAGAGCGCGTTTCTGCGCAGATCAACCAGGTATTTGCGCAGACCGTCGGCGAAATTGCAGTGGATACGGCCTCTTCGCTTTCAGATTCGCTCTCTGATCCTACGAATGTTCGCGGCATCCAGGCCTTGAATTCTCGCCTGGAGTCGACCTCGCAGCGCTTAAATGCTGCGGCGACCAGTGCGGATGCCTATGCGGGACTCATCGGCTCGTCTGTGCAGCTGGTGGATTCGACGCAGACCATGATTACCAATGCCTCGAAGGTTCGAGACCCGTTGGAGAGCGCGGCAAATAACGCCTCGGCTTCCGTTGACCAGATTAGTGCCGGGGCTTCGCAGGCCGCGTCTGCCCTTTCCTCAGCAGTGAGTGCGTCTGCCCATTCGCTCGAGGTGCTTTCTGCGTCCATTGATGATGTGTATTCCCGAGGCGGCAGTAGCGTTGCTTCGGCAGTGGCGACCTTGCGTTCCCAGGCCTCATCGGTCGGCAATCAATCGACGCAGTACCTGCATGTGAAGGAAACGCTGGCAAATCTGCCGGGAACACCTATTTCTCAAGATGTTCTGGATCGCCTGCAAGCTTCAGCTGACCGTCTCAGTGCGCTGCAGAATGCGATGAATAAGCTTGCTGATGACATGGAAAAGAACGTCGCAGATGCTGGCTCAAACCGTCAGGATGTAAAGAACCTCGTTGGGCAAGCTCAGTCGGCTATCTCCAGCTTGAAGAGCGATGTTGATTCCACCCTACGTCCGCAGTTAGAACAGCTTTCGGGAACCATCAATTCAGCGACCTCGTCGATGGAAAACCTGCGCACTCAGCTTTCTGCAGCCAGCTCCAGCGTTAATGATGGCTCGAATGGGGTTCGTGAGGGGCTGTCGAAACTTCAATCGACGTTTAGTGGAATTGGAAATCAACTTCGTGAAGCCTCACAGAAGATCGCAGACATTCATAACAAGTTGAATGATGCTTTGGAAAGCGGGAACCTTGCGAAGGTCCGCACCATCATCGGTTCAGATCCTCAGGCCCTGGCCGTTGCTCTTGCGGCTCCCGTCGGTGTCACCACCATTCCGGTGTATCCGGTCGATAATTTTGGCTCTCAGATGGCGCCCTTCTATACCGCCCTTGCGCTGTGGGTGGGGTCTGTCCTCATGATCATCACCATTCGCAGTGATGTGACCACAGAGAATGTCGTCGAGGGACTGGATTCTTCCCACCCAGCTGTCGAGTATTTCAAGAGGCATCGCTTAGGTCTGTGGGAAGGCTTCCTTGGGCGCTACTTGATTTTTGGGCTGATTGCTCTGACTCAGGCCACCATTTTGAGCTTGGGCTTGCTGTTCTTTGTAAAGATCCAGCACGTTCATCCTTGGCTGTTTATGTTTACCGCGTGGGCGATTGCCTTGGTGTTTTCTTTCCTGCTCTACACCTTCATCGCTACTTTCGGAAATGCCGGGAAAGCCTTGGGTGTGCTCTTCCTGGTCTTGCAGATTACGGGTGCCGGTGGATCCTTCCCCTTGGTAATTCTTCCGGACTTCTTCCGCTCGATTTCTCCTTACCTGCCTGCAACCCATGGAATTACTGCCCTGCGAGCCGCGATTGCTGGTTATTCGGGCGGGGAGTACGTGGATGCCATGCTTTTGCTTGGCGTATTTGTGCTTGTTGCAGCGCTGCTTGGTTTTGGATTGCGTCCTTTGCTGATTAAGAGGACCCGGCTCTTGGTCGAGAAGCTGGAGTCCACAAAGCTTATGTAGGGAGCCCCAGGGAATCTCTTGCCAGCTCAGCCACGGGGACGTATGATTTCAAGTCCGGTGTTTGTGCTGCTGTGGTGGCAGGCTGCCGGTGAGTGAAGAACTCAATAGGGGATGATCGGTTTCGACAGCGGTCGTCGATCGAGGGGAAGCGAGCCGAGGAGGCATGCTCTACTCGTTAACGATGTGTGCAAACCAATAGGTGCCGAACAGAATCGCACCGACTACGTTCTCGCCGCCTGATTGCCGCGTGAACCTTTAGTCCGTCAGCCCGGAAGTTGCTTCCGGTCCGGTGTCTGGCGTCGTCTAGGAAGCCACTGGGTGCCGTCCGTGTTGGTAGGACGTCTCCGACATTTAATCAACTGAGCCTATCTGGTAGCAGGTCTGCATGATGCCAGGGGCTGAGAAATAACTCGCGGACTGCGCTCGGAGAAGACCTCGGGGTCGGCTGTTGGACGGGGGTTCGATTCCCCCCATCTCCACTGGTACCGTTTTCGGATCCTCAGAAAATCAGTGTTTTTCGTTGGTATTCCAACGTTTTAGCCGGAAGCCTCGAAGGACATTAGAGGACATTTGAGGACATTTGAGGACGCGAAAACGGTACCAAAACGGTACCAAAAACGGTACCATGATGGCACCACAGTGGTGCCGTAAAAGAGGGCACCTCGACCATGGGGGTTATTATGCCTGCCGAGCTGCCCAGGGGCATCGTCATGCACCGAGGACTCTACCGCGTTCGGATCAGCGCTGGAGGGAAGCGTCACCTAGTGGGGGACTACACCAACCTCAGCGACGCTAAAGCTGCCCTTACCCTCGCAAAGGCGGACGTGGTTCGCGGTGTATACCAGTCCCCTGAAGAGGTGAAAGCCGAGCGGGAAGCAGAGCGGGCCAGGGAAGCCGCTATCCTGGCTGCCGCGAAAGCCCTCGAAGAAAAAGAACTGACCGTCTCCGCCTGGGCCAAGAAGTGGCTCGGCCAGCTCATCGAGACCGGGCGAAGCGACGGGACGCTGCGCACCTACCGTTCCACTCTTTCCCGGCATATCCTCCCGGCCCTGGGCAAGAAGAAGCTCGGCGAAGTCTCCCAGGATGATGTAGACCGGCTTCTGCGCTCCAGGAAAACTCCAGCGGTGCGCACCAATGTTTCCCGCGTGCTGCGCTCCCTATATCTAGCAGCCGTGGACCAGGGCGAGGGCGGGCTGACCGCCGTCCCCTTCCGGCTGCACGTCCCTAAACCGCAGGTCGCCCGTGGCCTCGACTCTTCCAAAGTGGCCACGCCCGAGCAGGTGCGCGCCTTGGCTGAGGCTCTGCCTGAGCAGCTCTCCCTGGCTGCCTACCTTGCCGCGATTATGTCGCTCCGCTTGGGCGAGGTCCTCGGCCTGCAGCGAGGCGACTTCGAGGGCCTGGACAGCCCAGGGCTCGCGGTCCTCCATATCCGCAGGCAGTGGAACTCCAAGGCGTATGGCGGAGGGGCCTCGTACTCTGCTCCGAAGGCTGGTAGCGAGGGTGTTCTGGCGGTTCCCGAAGAGCTGGCCGCCCAGGTGCGCGCTCACCTGAAGCGCTGGGTGGGTGGTAAAAAGACTTCTCCGCTCTTCCCGTCGGTGAGAGATTCCTCCCGCCCGTTGTCTCAGACACTGTTTGATGAAGAGTGGAGAGCAGCGCGCGTGAAGGCTGGTATGCCCAGTTTCCGTTTCCATGACCTCCGGCATACAGGGTTGACTCTCTACGCCCAGGCTGGAGCGACGCTGTCAGAGATCATGGCGCGCGGCCGCCATAAGCACCCCGAGGTAGCCGTCAGATATCAGCACGCCACTTTGGAGCGAGACCGGGCTAACGCGGCTGTGCTTGGTGCGGCTTTCGGCAGGTAAAAAAGAGCAGCCCCACCCAGGTTCGTTACCTAGGTGGGGCTGCTTGCTCACAGGCGGTTTTTAAGCCGCTCAATCTCACGCCAGAGCCGCTCGTGCTCGTCATGGGCTTGGGAGTCAAGCGTCATGCGTTCGGAGCGGTCTTGCCGCTGGGCGGCTTGGAGCTGGTCGAGAACTTGCCCGTGCGCCGTCAGTTCCTGCCCGAGCAGTTGCTGGGTTTGGGCGATGTGGTCGAGTTTCTCGCCGAGCTTGTCTATATCGTCGCGAAGGTTCGTACCATGATTATTCGTGGTCTGCTCCTTCGCGTCATGCGCTAGTTCGCGGATCGAGTCGAGCTTCTTCTCAGTCTCGCGGTGGCTCTTCGACACGGCGCTAATCGCACCGAACATGCCACCGGCCACACCACCGCAGGCGGTGATAAGGCCGCCTATGGCGGTGATCCACAGCGGATCATGAAAAGGCAGGGCGCTACTTAAGAAGGTCTGTACAAAGTTCACTCAGCGCCTTCTTCGTTGGAATGTCGAGCGGTGTAGTGTTCACCGCCCGGGGTTGCACGGCCCACCCAGTCGATGACTCCGAGGCTCTTCAAGACGGTGAAAGCCGTCGCGGCGGCGGCGATCACCACAGAGGCCTGAGAGGCGATCAGCTGCCAGGTCATCGGGTACGCGCCAGCCCACCACACGATTAGCGAGAGGACCAGGCCTGCGACCAGGACCAGCACGCGGCGGCGCGCAGAGGTCCAGTAGGGCTTATCCAGGGCCGCCTGGATGAGGGGCCAGGCAAAGCCCACCAAGCCGCAGGTAATCAGTGGATCAAAGTTAAGTCCGAGCATGTTCAGATTCCTTCCCCTCGGTTCAGCTTTTCCTGCAGGGCGCGCGTGGTGGCCTCGCCCCAGTAACCATCGGCTTCAACGCCCAGGCGCTCTTGGAGCGCGCGGACCGTGGCGGGGCCGAGGATCCCGTCATCAGTCACGCCCAGGCGGCGCTGCAGCTCGGCGATCATCTGTGAGCCGTCGCCTCCGCTGGTCCACTCCCAGCCAGGCGCGCCGTCAGAGGCGGGCACAAACTGTCGGTTTTCGGCGTACTGATCGGAGATCACGCCGTCCACCGGCGTGCCCAGGGCTGCCTGAAGCGCGGAGATGGTCGCGGGGCCAGGCACTCCGTCAACGGCCAGGCCGTGAGGCTGCTCGGCCGGGGCTTCGGTGCGGACCTCAGTACGTGAAACGGTCGGTGCGCTGCCTCCCGTCAGTTCGTCGTAGAATCGCTGCGCCTCGGCCATGTAGCGGTCGCGGTGGGTGGTGGCCAGCTGGCCAGGGCAGGCGGTAGAGCTGAAGTATTGGTGCGGGAAAACGTTTACGCACCACTGCGGCCGCCCAAGGTTGTATCCCCAGCACAGGGCCGCGACCAGGCGGGCACCTGCGATCACGGTCGCATCTGAGATCGGCCAGCCTTCGTTCGGCCCTCCGCAGTTTGCGTGTTCAACGCCGATGGAAGATGAGTTCGCTTCCCATGATCCGGCGTGCCAGGCTGTGTCCCAGTCATGGACCAGCTGGCCCACTGTCCCGTCCTCGGTCACCTGGTAGTGCGCCGAGGCCTCGCGAGACTGCCAGACGTTATAGATATCGTCGACCGAGAGACAGCCCGCGTTGTGGTGGATCACAACTTTATCGATTTCGTGGCCGTCTCGGCCTTGGGAGAAATGGCGGGTGAGAAAGCGCTCCACATCCGCCCGTAGGTTCTGATAGTCCATAGGTTGCTCCTTTGTTGATGGTTTAGAAAGGTGCTGAGATGTCGGAATGAACCGCACCGGAGGGGTTGCGGATGGAAGCGTCTACCGAGTCGATGAGCAGGCCTCGGTTACCTCCGGCCTTCTCGTATTCCTCAAAAAGAGCCTTTAGCCGATCCGCTGAGGTCGCGAGGACGGCGCGGCGGTTGACCTCGCCCTCGACCATTCCGCGCAGCTTCCACAGGTCCGCGTCGTTGAGGGTGGCTAGATCAATCGAGTTTTGGGTGATGGAGTCGATGAAAGTCGCCATTAGGCCTCCTAGTACTTAATGATGAAGTTGAGCGAAATGTAAGGCGGGAGGTTGTTGTGAGGCTGGTTGCCGCCTGTAGCGCCTGAAGCAATATCGTTAAAATTCAAATTGTCGTGCCGCTTCGTGCTCAGCCAACGACTGCCGCCAGCGTTGTCATTGAGATACAGCTGATTCCCTCCCCGGACTGCCGCATCCATGTAGACAGTCTCGGCCATCGGGTGCTGGTGAGAAGGCATCTCCTGGATAGTCAGGGTGTGCTTTTCTTCGCCTCCCTTGCCGCCGAGCGTCGCGAAAGTTCCGGTGTCTTTACCGACTGGGAAACGCCCGCGAAGGTCCGGAACCTGGAAGCTCTGGCCGTATCCGCCGTAGGTGGTGCCAATCGCGTTGTACAAATCGCGGTAGGTCGAGATCGAATAGCTTTGACCGTCGCACATTAACCAGCCGTTCGGAGCAGTCTTACCTGCGAAGGCGGTTACCGTGCCAGGCGGGACAGCTCCAGCCGCGCCAGCCGGGCCAACTGGGCCGCGCTCACCGGTCGCACCACGGGGTCCTACCGGTCCGGTAGGCCCTGCAGGCCCTTGCGGCCCGGGGTCACCCTTATCGCCCTTGATTCCGCCGTGCTGTCGCAACTGATCCTGAACGAATGTCTTGGCCTGAGCGACGGCCTGCGCGTCGGTCTTTGTCTGCTCGGCCTTCGCCTTGGCTTCGTTCGCGGCCTGGATCGCCTGGGTGCGTGCGCTCTCGGCGGCTCCCTTCGACTGGTCCGCTCCGTTCTTCGCGGCCTGCGCGTCGGTGCGGGCCTGGGTGGCCTGGGTATTGGCGGTCTCAGCCGCGCTTCGGG